TACATTTTCAGAACCATCTAAGTCTGCCATGTCAATAACTTTCACTAAGTTTTGGTCATTCATCAAACCAGTAGCAAAGAATAAGTTATCTACTGTTGTAGCAATTGCAGTATTAGAAGCTAATCCATTTGCAACAAAGATTTTAACACCATCAAATGTCAAATCATTTAAGTTTTGATACCATTGTGTACCTTGTGCGTTTGAACCGTTTGCACCTAATCCTGATGCTCCGAATCCACCTAATGCTCTAACATATGCTCTAGCAATGTTTTGAGAAACGTATATGTATAAATCTTCACGTCCGTAAAGTGTAGCAGGAATTGCATCAACAATTTTACCTAATTCAGTAATAACATCTCCAGCATCAACTGTTGTACCAGCAATCTCATTAGCTGCTGGTAAAGCAGCATCAACAGTTAATTGTGTCATTAATCCATCAATTGAACCTGATGTACCTGTTGCACCTGTCCAAATTGCAGTTTCAACTTGTGCAGCAACTTTTTCTAAAACGTAAGCAATTAAGAAATCAGAAAAGTTTTTAGGTAATACATCGTGTGCTGACATTCCCATAGATTCTGCCTCAAACGTGCTATGGAAGTCTTTTTTGCACAATTGTAAATTTACTTGTAACTCTTTGGGAGTCAATACTTTCTCGTTTAAAGTAACTGTTGAAGTAGCAGTAAAATCACAACTTGCATCTTTTAACAAGTTGTCAGTCAGTAATCGGTGTAATACTGTTTTGTATTTAACATTAGGTAAAATAGTAATTTTTCCACTTGATAAAGTGTTACCGCTTAATAAAGCAGCTTTAACATACATTGCTGAATCTTTACCAGCATATGTTGAAGTAATTGTTGCAGTAGTCGCCATTTATTTATTATTTATTTGTTGTTGTAAATAGTGTTTAAAATTCTATCTCTTGAAGATAGTGTTTGATTAGAAGCTAATTTAATATGTTTAACTTCTTGTTTATTCTCAGGATTAAAAGTTATAGGTTTTGGAGTTTCTTCTAAAACTACTTCTTTAACTTCCTCTTTTAGTTTTAACTGTTCTTTAAGTTCAGTAATTTCTCTCTTTAATTCTTCCATTTCTGAGAAATACGTTTCTTTAGATACTGTTTCAACTGTTTTCTTTGCTACTTGTGGTGCTTCAACTGATGCTTCAACTGGAACTTCTGCAACTGGCTCTTTTTCTTCCATTGGTGGTTGCTCCTCTTCTTTAGATGCAATCTCTCCAATTATACCATCTTCATAAATTTCCAACATATTACCATCTTCAAGTTCATACTCTCCAATAGGCATTGGTACATTTCCATTTTCTGAAACAATGAAAACTTCTTTTCCAACCTCTAAGGCATCGAACTCTAAAACAGTAACACCATCAGCAAGTTTCATTTGTGCCAATTTAATTTCCATTTCTTCTAACTTTAATTTAACGCTGAATTTTTGCTCTAAAAACTCTCTAACGCTTTTCAATTTATCTTTCATTATTCTTTAAACGTTTAGTTAATTACTCTGTTATATATACTAACCTCTTGACGTTGTTACTGTACGCTCTGTATTTGTGTTTGTAACGTTTGAAATAGTATGTTCTTGTGTTGCTCCAATACCTTGTGCTTGTAAAGTACCATCACAACAATTTACGTTGTATGTACCATCTTCACAAAGGCAACCTCTATTACCACCTTGTGGACTTGTTAAACTTTCTGTTTTCTTTTTTGCCATATTATTTATTTTATTTCTGTTATTACAAAATTCATATCGGTTACTGTTATATTTTGTGCCGATGTTGTATTTGAAGCGTGAATTTCTAAATAGTCGCCACTTGAATGCGATACTACGCACGCAAATGAAACGTTTTCAGCACGACCTCCTGCGTTAGATGTTGCCTTAGTTCTACTTGGTGTTCTTATTGCTCCTAACTTGCTATCGTAAAAACCAAATTCACACACGTGTGTTGAGCCACTAGTAAAAGAAAGAACGCATTGAATTAAATACTTTCTGCTTATTGTGGCATCGTTTGTCAATCTATTATTTGAATGCGAGTATTTAGAATTATCAGCACTAGCCGTTGTTGTACCTAATACTTTATAGAATGTATTTGTAGCACTTATAACCGTTGCAGTTGCGTTATTTTGCATATATAACTGACCGTTTACAGCCGTGTTTGTTATACCTACACAATTAGTAAATAAAGATTTATTAGATGTTTGGTCTACTCCAGTTATATAAGTGCCACCACCTGAGAAATTAACCGTATCTAAAATGTATCTTTCATCACTAATCGTTGCAGATGTTGAAACGTTTAAAGATGTTTCACCTGACAAAGTAACGAATGAAGAATAAATAATTCTAAAACGTCTTGTAACAGTTAATGTACTTGGTAAAGTTATTGCAGTACCACCCGTTGAAGTGTCAAATAAACAGTTTCCAAATGCAATTGTACCGATTGAACCATCAAATGTTAAACCACTTGAGTTAAGAAAGGCACTATCACCCATTACAAAGTTAGAATAATCCTTAATTGTTCCAACCGTTGCACAATTCACAAAGTTAATACCAAACCAATCTAATGCCGTAGTTACTCCGTCCCCGTCTAAATTAAATACAGTACCATGTGTAAATGATATGTTTCTAATCGGCAAAGAATAAACAGATGTAATTAAAGCAGTAGAACTATTTAAACCCGTACTTTTTAAATAACAGTTTTCAGAACTTGCTCCTAATATAACCGTGTTTAATCCACATACTAGACGGTCTCCTAATAAATCAACTGTTGTTGTAAAGAAATAACTAATTGCAGTTGGTAAAGTAATAACCCCACTTACTGCAGTTGGTAAATCTGATTTACTAGAAACGAAAACTATATTTCCACTAGATATTGCACTAATGCCAGAAGCGAAATTAGTGTACAATATTTTCTTTGGTACATCACTATCAGCAGCATCTAAATAAATGCTTTCAGTACCATCTAAAGTGGTAACGTCTTTATACCTTACAAAATATGGTATTTCACTCATTAATTAAGTTTTCTATTTCTTTTATTAATTCATCCGTTTCAGAAACTTGCTCACTCGCTTTAACTTCAGCTTCTTTATATTTACCCTCAATTGAGAATCCTTTATACTCTCCATTCTTAACTCGTACCCACTCGCTATCGTTGTAAACTTTCATTTTAACAATCCAACTTCCTACGGGTGCATTTAACTTATAGATGTTAGATTTATCTTGTTTAGAATCTTCTACAATCCAACTTTCAATAACACTTACACCCTCAACATCTCTCTCATGTTGTGAAGTAATCTTATTTAGGTTTAAATTACGCATGAAAAGTTCATTTGTCTTTTCAATAGTTTGTGAAGTAAAGTAAATGTTAAACTCTTGACCGTCTACATTACGATAAATCTTTTTATCAGGCACTAAAGCAATACCTACAACCTCTCTTTTTTCTTCGTTTACTACCTTTAATTCAATTTCATGACTAGATAAATAAATAAAATCTTCTTGAATTGCTGGTTTATCTACCAAAGAAATAGCGAAAACCCCATCTTGGGACTCATCACTAATTATCATTTCAATATCTTGTATCTTTTTCATAATTCTAAAACGTTGCATTTCTTAATCTGTTTCTATCTAGTGCTTGTTGTGTTGTCATTTCGCTACTTACAACATACGCTTGTACTGGTGCAATTTGCCCAAGTTGGTTTTGTCCGTTATTACCTACTATATTAAAGTTTGGAGTTATTACATTTGAAGCAGTACCGCCTCCACTTGAAGCCATTGAGCCACCGCCACTAAATGAACCACCTCCACCACTTGAAGCAGTACCACCTTGAAACTGTTGAGAAGCTATTTTTTTAACGTTTAATAAACCCGCAGTAATAGCAGCACCAGCAGCAATAAAACCGAATGGAGGAGGAGCAGAAGCTAAAGCCATATTTGCAGCCTTATAAGTATCTATAACCGCACTTGCTATATTGATAGCCTTTTGAATTTTAAATGCTCTCTCTTGTTGTTTTGCACTTTTACCAGCAAATAATTCTGTAAG